GTGAGTTTACAATAGGTGAAGCTTATGTTCCTGTATACCAAACCCTATTGATGACAGTATATGCTGCTTACTTTGCTGGTCGTTCAATAGAGAAGGTTAAGAAGGTAACAAAATAATGGCATATCGGGTGGTAATGGAATTACTCCCACGACCTGATGATATACCAACTTGGGTTTGGAATGAAACATCAACTAGTGGAGCAAAAGGTACAGGTATTGGTTCTACTGGTGGAAAAGCTTGGGTTGCTAAGTTAAATTCAAGTGATAGTATTTATGAGTATGATGTTGAAAGTGATGCTACTACAAAAATGGATGAGCTATTTGATGCTGATTCTACAAACAGACGATATAAAGTCATAGAGGTTTAAAATGATTAAGTTAAAAGATTTTTTAAATGAAGGAATACCAAACTATTTCAGAGGATACTTTGATAATGTGAATAACAATCTTGATAGGTTAGAAAGAAATGTTAAACAACTTATAAAGGATTTAGGAAAGGATGGGTTAAAAAAAGAATCTTTAGAAGTTGCTTCCCTTTATAAAAAACACATCATAGAGTTTAAGGTAAAGATGAAAAACTTTGAGAGGAAGAACCGTGATTAAGTTAAAAGATTTATTAAAAGAAGATAGTCATAAAGAAGGTAAGATGGCTAAACACGATGCTATGGAATGTGCTAGTGATGCTAAAGATGTTTCTGAAATGATTACAGATGATATGAATTTACCTGAGTGGTTAGAAGCAAAAATAACAAAGTCAGCTGATTATATGAATTCAGTAAAAGACTATTTAACTCATCATATGAAAGATGGTGGGGAAAGTAAATAACATAATATTTATAGGTATGAAAGACGAAATTAAATTTAACGGAAAAAAATACAAGAGGGTTGATGAAAGTGTCAACAAACGAGTAACCGTAAGAGAAGTTCGTTCTTGGTTAAAAAAGTTAGAAGAGTTCCGTTATAGGAAGATACCAGGTGTTGATGCTAGAAGAGTTGCTTCATTTATCAACAATGGTTTAAGTGAAACAGATTTACCGATGTCTCTACAGAAAAAGTGGAGTCAAGCCAAATACGGTAGAGAAAAACATTTGGCAGACAAATACATTAAAGAAAAAATTACAAACAAGTTAGCTCAGAATGAGGGAGTTGAAATGAAAAATATTAAGTTAATGGGTTTAATCGAAGACATAGGAATTATGGCTGATGAAAAACCAAGAGTAAATAAATATGAAGTAATAGAAGCAGTTAAGTCTTACCAAACAGTTGGTAAACAGATTTACAATAACAACAATATTTTAGAAACTGCTAAACAACTCGTTCAGATGGCTGAAGCTGCTCAGAATCACATCCTCGGTGAAAGTGATGATTGGTTTGATAATGTTAGTGTAAAGAGAAATATGAAAGAACTTAAAGGTTTGACAGGTCAGTTTAAAAAGACTGCTGTTGAGGCAAATGCCACTAATCAACGACTTTCTGCTCTTTACGAAGATATGGGAAATATCTTGAACAGATATTATGATATTGAAGAAGCATTAGATCCAGTTGGTAAAGAAGATGGTGATGTTGATAATGATGGGGATACTGATGATAGTGATAGATATCTAAAGAAAAGAAGAGATGCTATTGCTAAGGCAATTAAAAAGCAGAATGGAGATAAGTAGTAATTTTATTTATGTCTCATTGACATTATGGCAGATTGGTTTTATCATAGGAATATTATTAAGGTTATTTTACAGAGATGATAAAAAGAAAAAAACGAAAGAGGTTTTTACGAATAGGTCAACACCAAAAGCTGTTGAAGTCGAATTACATAAACAGAAAAAAGTTGGGCATATCGAAATTGAAACAAAAAAAAATATAGCACTACAAAAACCAACAAAGTCATCTATTAAATCAGATGAGGTAATTAAAGGTAAAGTAGTGACACAGAAAGAAAAACTTAAACAACTTAGAAGAGGTTAGATATGGCAAAAGGTTTAGATTGTGGTACATCATTCTATATTGCTGCTACAGAAGAGTTAGTGAAAAAACAAAGAAATGCATTCTTAACTGTTGATGGGGAGGTGAACCAAGTCAAGAGAATGTTAAAACGACAAGGAATTCCTTTCGTAGAGAAAGCGGGTAAAGTTCATATTGTTGGACAGCACGCTTTTAACTATGCTCAAATATTCTCAACAGCCGAACTTAAAAGACCGATGAAAAGTGGTCTATTAAATCCTACAGAGAAAGATGCCTTACCAGTTCTAAACGCTATAATCGGAGAGTTGTTGGGTGATGCTAAAGATGGAGAAACTTGTGTTTATTGTATTCCATCTAAACCCATCGATGTTCAGAGGGAAGTGTCATATCACGAAGATGTATTGAGAACGATAATAGAACAATACGGATACAACGTAAAAAAGATAGAGGAGGCAGTTGCGATTGGATATGAAGGATTGGTTGATACTCAACTAACTGGTGTAGCCATCTCGATGGGTGCTGGTATGTGTAACATAGCAGTTATGTATCAAGGGATGACTGCCCTATCTTTTAGTGTAAGTCGTGGCGGAGATTGGGTTGATGAAAATGTTGCTATGGATACAGGAGTATCAAAGGCTAAGGTAACTAACATTAAAGAAACATCAACTACACTTGATTTATCTTCTGCTACCTATCAAAATATTTATGAAGAAGAAACGGATGAGGCTAATGTTCTTATCGCTATCCGTTCTTATTACGGTGCTCTAATTAACTATCTTTTGACTAACCTAAAGGTTCAGTTTGAAGGTGTTGAAAATGTTCCTAACTTTCCTAATGCTGTTCCTATCGTTATCGGTGGTGGAACTTCATTGGTGAAGGGATTCTTGGATGTGTTTAACGAACAGTTTGACCAAGATGAATTTCCAATACCTATATCAGAAATCATTCATATAGAAGATGCTCATACAGCAGTTGCTAGAGGGTGTTTATCTGAAGCTCAACTTATTGAGGAAGATGATGAAGAATAATAAAAAAGGTTTTAATATGTTTGGAAAACGAAAAAAATCAAAAAGAAAAGTTTCTACATTATTGTATGTGGATGCTACAAATAAAAGTATTGATAGAGCTCTTTCGGAGTTTAAGAGAAAAGTAAAAAACTCTAATATGTTAAAAGAACTTAGAGAAAGAGAATTTTATCAAAAACCATCTGCTGTTAAAAGAGAAAAGAGAAAACAAAGAGCAATAAAAATAAAGTCTCTTAGGTTAAACGACTAGTTTTTATATTTTTCTATATACTTATATGTAACCTCAATACTCTGTGGTCTTACAGAGTCTAAAAAAATTAATCCTAATTAAAGTTCCAGAATAACTTTATTCCAATACAAATAGTATGGGAGACATAATATGTCTGATTTATTAAAAGAAGCTATCGCTGATGCTAAAGCTGTTCGTGAAACTGCTCTGCAAAACGCTAAGATGGCTCTTGAAGAGGCCTTTACTCCACATCTAAAATCAATGTTGTCTGCTAAGTTAGCTGAAGAAGAGATTGAAGAAGGTGAGCACGATGAAAAAGATTCACCAAGACGAGAAGATGATGATGAGGATATGGAAGAAGGTATGCATGATTCACCTAGACGAGAAGACGATGATGACGAAGATGTTGAAGAAGGAATGCATGATTCTCCACGCCGTGAAGACGATGACGAAGAAGAAGTTGATGAGTCTGAAATCGTTGAAATCGATGGTGTAAAGTATGCCCCTATTGTTTCTGAAGAAGAGCACGAAGACGAAGAAGAAGAAGAAGAAGTTGATGAGTCTGAAGAGCTTGATTTAGAATCAGTAATCAAAGAGCTTGAAGAAGAGTTAAATGAAACTGAGTCTGATGATGATTCCGTAAACGAAGAAGAAGTCGTTGAAGAAGAAGTCGTAACTGAAGATGATGACGAAGACGAAGATAAAGACGAAGTTGATGAACAATCTAAATCATCTGGAATAGGTGCTGGCGACAATAAAGTCGTACAACCATCCGCTGGTGATGAAGAAGATCCTGGTAAAGGACAAGTTCACGAAGAAGTTAATACGCTACAAAGCGAGCTTAAAGAGTATAAGGAAGCTGTTGTCTTTTTGAAAGATAAGCTTCATGAAGTTAACATCCTTAATGCAAAATTACTTTATACAAATAAACTTTTTAAAGAGTTTGTACTAAGTAACGACCAAAAACTTAAAATTGTAGAGACATTTGACAGAGCTCAAACATCTCGTGAGATTAAGTTGGTATATTCAACTCTTGCTGAATCTTATAAAGATAACGGTAATGGGAAGAAAGAAGTTGTTAAGGAATCATATGCTAGTGAGAAATCTGGTGGAACTGCACCTAAGACTAAAATCATTACTGAAGAAGTCGAAGTTGCAGACCGTTTTAGAAAGCTTGCTGGTATAATTAAATCTTAAACCGCTTAAATTCGGAGAAAATAAAATGAGCGATTATATAAACGAAGGTCTTCTGAATTCTGCTTCCCCTATTAAGAAGCAAAAAGAAGAGGCCGCTAAGCTCGTTACTAAGTGGGAACAATCTGGACTTTTAGAAGGAATGGAAAATGATTGGCAGAAATCTGGTATGGCTACATTGTTAGAAAACCAGGCACGTCAGTTAATATCTGAGAATTCTACTACATCTCCAAACGCCGGTGCTGGTGTTGGTGATGAAGAATGGTCAGGAGTTGCTTTACCATTAGTAAGACGAGTATTTGGAAACATCGTTGCACAGGAACTTGTTTCTGTTCAACCAATGAACTTACCATCTGGACTAGTTTTCTATCTTGATTTCAAGTATGGATCAACACAAAACAAGTTCAGCGCTAGTGATTCAATTCATGGCAAAACAGGTCCTAACTCACCATCCGGTTCAGTTGCTCCTTTTGGAGAAGGTGGGCTTTACGGAGCTGGTAGATATGGATATTCAGTTAGTTCATCAACTCTTACAGTAGATTCAACAGGTGCTGCTACAGCTGCTGGTTTTCAAGACATTGATTTTGATTCAGAAGTTTCTGCTTCAAAAACTGGTGCTTTCTTTAAAGTTAATATTGCTAAAAGTAATTTTACCAATCCTGACTTAAAAGCATTAAGGTCTTGGAATATATCTTCTACAGTTGCCGATGTAAATAAAATACATCCACAGTTCATTAAAGAAAGTGGTGCTAATATTCAATTAATTGTAGATGCTGATAGTGCTAATGAAGCTACTGGATCATTTAATGTTGATTATTTACAAGAAACAACTGCTGGTAACAGAGGTGATTTTGAAGATAGAACTGGTGATGCTACTAGTGATTCACTAAGTATACCTGAAGTTAACTTGGAAATGAGATCATTACCAATTGTTGCTAAGACTCGTAAGTTGAAAGCTGTTTGGTCACCTGAGCTTGCTCAAGACTTAAACGCTTATCATTCTGTAGATGCTGAAGCTGAATTAACATCAATGTTAAGTGATTACATCTCAATGGAAATTGATTTGGAAATCCTTGATATGTTGATTTCTGATGCTCAAACAGAAGAATACTGGTCAGCAAAATCTGGTGAAGACTATAATTCTGCTACTAATTCATTTGATAGTGACGCTACTTTCTATGGAACTCGTTTCGAGTGGTATCAGACTCTAGTTTCTAAGATTCAAAAAGTATCTAACGAAATTCATCGTTTGACACTTCGTGGTGGTGCTAACTTTGTAGTTGTTGCTCCAAAAGTTGCTACTATCCTTGAATCACTTCCTGGCTATGTAAGTCAGCCTGGTGACGGTGGAAATGACCAATTCAGCATGGGTATCTCTAAGATAGGTCAAGCTGCTGGTCGTTACACAGTCTACAAGAATCCTTACATGACTGAAAATTCAATCTTGGTTGGATTTAGAGGAAGTAACTTCCTAGAAACTGGTGCTGTATATTCACCATACGTTCCGTTAATTACAACTCCATTGGTATATGATCCTAGTGATTTTACACCAAGAAAAGGTGTGATGACTCGTTACGCTAAGAAGATGATTCGTCCAGAGTTCTATGGTTTAATTCATTGTAAGTCACTTGACTTAATTTAAATTATATCATAAACCTGATACATAACAAAGGGGAAGACTTCGGTTTTCCCCTTTTGTTTTTATAAACTATATATTTATAGTTAAGGAGAACTATAGATGCCAAAATTAGAATATGCTTATGTTGATCCGTCAACCTTTACAAGTGGTGAAACACCATATGGAACTTATGATGCTGATAGCACATTTCAAACCGATATTGTCTCAGTAACAAAGTGGTGTGCTAAAAGACTTGGGTTTCCTGTACTACAACTTGAAATACCAAGTAGTTCAATTTATGCTTGTTTTGAAGAATCGGTAAATGAATACTCACAACACATAAACAACTACAATATAAAGAATTGGATGTGGGAACAATATGGTGAGAAGAGTAGAATATCAGGATCATTAAGTACAGGTTCTGCTAATCCTATAACTCCATCATTGGGAGCATCTATTGGATTATCCGACAAATATGGTCAAGCTGTTAATATGAGTGAAAATTATGACCTAAAAAAAGGACACATTGTTTTATCCGGCTCACAACAAGATTATGATTTACAGAGTGTGTGGGCTAGTGTAAGTGAAAGTAATAAAAGAATTGAAGTTCAAAGAGTATTTAATCATGCTCCAGCAGCCGTATCAAGATTTTACGATCCTTATGCTGGTTCATTTGAACAAAGACAACTATTAGATAGTTTTGGTTTCGGTAATGTTTCACCAGCAATATCATTTATCCTTAAACCTATATCTTATGATTTAGCTAGGGCAAACTCCATCGAAACATCGGACTTAGTTAGAAAAAGTGCTTACTCCTTTGAAATTCATAATAACAATTTAAGGATATTTCCTAGACCGTTAGATGGTGATACTGGAGAAAAGATATATTTTGAGTATTATGTTAAAGACGATATTAGAAACACAGACAATGCTAATGCTGGCTTACAAGGTGGGGTATCAGATCCTTCTAATGTGCCATATAAATTTATTACCTATAGCTCTATCAATCAACCTGGTCGTCAATGGATTAGAAAATATACTTATGCTCTTGCTAAAGAGTTACTTGGTATTATCAGAAGTAAGTATAGTTCTATGCCGATACCTGATGGTGAGGTAACACTAGATGGTGAAGCCTTAAAAACAGAGGGTAGAGAAGAAAAGACACAACTCTTAGAAGAGTTAAAAGAATTTTTAGAGTCGGTATCTTTAACTGAAAAGTTAAAAGCTGAAGCCGAGGAAGCAAATGCTCAACAAGAGGTATTGGGAAAAGCTCCACTACACATCTACATAGGATAACATATGTCTGCTACTAGACCATTTTTTATTTCCCAAAAGGAAATCAATTTAGTTGACCATATGAATGAAGAACTCATTGATGAGATAGTCGGTCAATCGGTTGATATTTACAAGATAGCACCAGAGCATACTAATTCTAACATATATGGTGAATCAACCACTAAGTATTTCAATGTTGGGTTTAGAGTAAATTGTCTGATACGATACAATGCTCCTGAAGTAGAACAATTTAATGAAGCAGGACCTGATTCCAACTCTACAATAGATTTAATGTTTCAGAGAAATAATTTGGCTAGTGGTAGTTTAAACTTTTTTCCTGAAGCTGGTGATGTATGTGATTGGAATGAATGGTATTGGGAAATTAACGGAGTTACAGAGCCACAACTTATAGGTGGTCATCCAAACTTTAGTCATGCTATAAAAGCAACAGCACATAGAAGTAGATTATCGTCAATTAACATAGAGGAAAGACCAAGATAATGAGTTTAGAATTATTAAAAGAAAGATTCGGACATTCTGGAGTTGTAAAAAAATCAGATAACAGAGAGCAAATCCAAGAGAGATTAAATGCTCAGTTTAATGTTAGAGGGAATTTTAAAGACATAAAAATCCAACATCAAGAGGATTTAGAAGAAAAGGATAGAATTATTAAAAATTTGGAGACACAGACTTCTGAATTGGCTACTGAGGTTTTATCATTAGAAAAAGAGAAAGCTGCTCTTTTAGACAACTTAAATAAATCTAAATGGATAGAAGAAAAAGTTAAGTCAGCATCACAAAAAATATACGAAGAAAAACTCAAACGAATGGAATTTGTAGATAGTACAAAGTTAATTCCTTTATTAATATCAGTTTCAAGAACAAAACAAGGTAACACAAAATTAAATTGGGGAGAGTGGTTAAAAATACCAGAAAATAAATATTTGCTTCAAATAAATGAAAGTTTAGCTAAAAGAGTATTTGAAGATACTATTACTTTGATAGATAGAAATGTATCTTATATAAATAGAAGAAGAAAAAGATATGGTGGAGATGTACCTATTACTGATAAAAATTATGCACTATCATTTTCAGGTGATAGAAGTGGAGCTACAGAAACATTTGTATCAACTACCTTTAATCCTGATACTTATTCACTTTGGAATGGATTTACTGTTTCATTTTGGGTTAGACCAGATGAAGAAATGAATCAAAAATCAGTTATATTAGGCACTAGAGCTAGTAGTCCTGTAGCAAGATTTCATTTTGGATTATCAGGTCAAGGTGCTAATAATATTGGGATAGGTATTGGTGGTAATGATGTTACTGGAATTAACAATCCAATGGAAATAGGTAAATGGTATAATTGGGTAGTATCATATACAGGTACTCAAGGTGCCAATGGAGAAAGAAAACTTAGATTGTGGATAAATACAGATGCAAGAATGACTAGTAACAACAGCACTTCTTGGCTTAATCAAGATGAAGCTACTGAAAGTTATAATCATGGAATATATTTTGGAGGTCGTAATACCGAAGGTTCAGGATATACTAACGGATTTGCTTGTGCTCTTGATGAAGTAGCTATTTACAATACATGTATTGATTCAGTTGGAACTTTTGCTAGTGAAGTATATAACGCCGGAACTAATTACAACCATTTGACTAATAATCATGTTGGTAATCTTGTAGGATATTGGAAATTCAATAAAGGTAACGGAACTACTATTACAGACCATTCTGGCAAAGGTAATCACGGAACATTTGCCCCTATTTCTGGACAAACTACAGCATTTCCAATTTGGGAAGAAATTAAAGGATATTAATAATGGC